CTTGAATATACAAACAGTAAAAACAATAGATAAATTAATAAAAACCATTAAACATGAAATCAACAAGTAAAGCAAACACATCAACATTATTTAGACACGCATTTGACGTTATGAAGTTATTAAAGTCTAATACAATAACACCAGAAGAAGCAAAAGAACACGCAAACCTTATAAAACAGTCTAATAACCTACTTAAATATGAACTTGATAAAGCAAAAGCAATACAAAAATATGAGAACATACAAATAAATAATATAGAAGATATTGAATAGGTTATAACGTATGGTAATATGAAAAGTGTGCGCAAGTTGTTAAAAGCGTGAGCATATTAACAAATAAAATTAAAAAGGTGCGCATATTAAAAATAAACTTTATAAAAAATGATTACATTAAAACAATTAAAAAGTAAATTAGAAAAAGACTTTGGATGGGAAAACCTAGATTCTGATGATAATAAATGGTTTGTAGATCATTTGTTAAAAGACACTATACAAGCTATTATAGATGAACTAAAATAGTATTACCTGTAACGTATAAGAATAAACCATCGTTTTAATGTGGTTTATTTAGTGTTGTGCAACGTTAAATTAAATATTATGGATATACGAGAAAAAAATAAAATAACAAACATAGTTTTTAGGCTGAATTTTGATTATATGCCCTTATTGCCATTAATAAAAAAGGTAGCCAAACCTTTATCTGGTACAGGAGGTGTTTATGACACTTGGTATTCTTTTAGTTTCCATTGGTTGTTTTTGCAAATGAAACCTAAATGGAGGTATGAATGGAACTCTAGGTGGTAATGTTGCACAACACAAAAATAGCCTCCTGTTTTAATGGAGGCTATTAACTGTTATAAGCCGTTTTAATGGCTGTTTATTATGAAGGATCTATATTAGTTGCAGAAACTATAGCTAATAAAGCCGTTACAGTTGCACTATCTAAAATAGGTGCTAAAGAGTCCTCTTCCGCTGTAAATGTTAAGTTATAGCCGTTAAAGTCTGCTTTTGCTCCACCTGTTAAAGCACTACCACCAGTTACATCATTACCCTCAGTAACACCAACTAAATGATAGTTGTCGTTTCTGTCTTGTATAATGATATAAGGTCTTCCCTGTGCCATTAGTTTAACTTCATTGTTAGAGTCTTTATCTAACTTTTTTAGTGCTAGGTTTGTAGTTTGTGTTACTAAAGTTACACCAGTATTTTTATCGCTAACGATTGCCTGTTCTAGTGTATTCTCGTCTGCTCTTAAAGCATACTGAAAAGCCTCAGTAACACCAGCGTCTATAGCTGTTACCTCTCCATCAACCACCGTAAATGCGTTAGGTGTGAAATTGATAAAGAAAGCGTTTTTACTACCTCCTAGCGAATTTTTACATGGTTCTAATCGACCACTTGTAATATCGCAAGCCATATTTTTTTAAGGTTTTAAAAAGCGGCTTTTACACCGCTTTAATTAATATTAAATTATGCTGTAGTAGCTAAGTAATAAACTACGTCCTCTGAATTATAATACTGTACACCACCATTATAAACCATCTTACCACGTACTTGACCAGTTAATAAACCTACCTCATCCTCATCTACTAGTCTAAGTTCGTTATGATCTCCTAATAAACCAGTACCAAATACTAAGTTTTTCTTTTCGTAGGCTACAAAAGTGTTATCTGGTAAACCGTTACACTCTTGAATTATATATTTACCAAATTTCACCGCTTTCTCGCCAGCGTCTCCGTTGTCGTTAATACCTTTAGATACTAAATAAAACCAGTATGCTTGGAATACATCAGGAGATACAATAGTAATAAGGTCTTTACGTCTGATTCTAGTAGGAATAGCAGCTAAAAACTTTTTTAACTCAGCCTCTACATTTGCCTCAGTAATAGCAGCACCACCAGCAGCTATACCGTTATTTGCTTTAATTACAGCAGCATCAGCCTCAAACAAAGTAGTAAAACCATCAAACTCGTTAGCGTTAGCACCATTATCACCTGTCCAGATCATATCGTCTACATCACTTGCATTTTCAGAAAGCAACTCTAACTCGATAGCCTCCATAATATCGCTAGGCGCATTATCATTGTGAGCAGAAGCACCTTCTAAGTCTTCCGACCAAGTTTGTCTAAAGTCCTCTTTACACACTTGTAA